GCTGCTCCCGCTTATGGACCCGGACGATGCGAAGCTGGTCTGGGCAGCAGCGGCAACCGCTGCGTTTCGGCAGCGTGGACCAAATTGGCGAAAGGTTGCTCGCTGGACCCATTGTCACCCTGCGACGGCCAAGCGGCGGTTCATGGACGCTATCTTGCGGCTCCATTACCGCCTAGAAGGCCTTTAGAGGGGTCGCCAGTAAGCGCTGGAGATGTCTCGGCAGGGGTAGTGGCCGAAGATGCCTCAACTGCGCTGTGCGAGGCTTAAAACACAAGATGTAGTATGCAAATATTTTATAGGCACAAGATATTGACGAATTAACCGAATAACGGTAAATTTTCTATACGATTCATCCTCCCTGACCTCGCCCGCCAGTCGCGGGCATTTTTTTTGGAGCGTAACGTGCCAGCAGCAAAGGCAGTCGCCAAGGCGACCAAGCCGAAAAAGATGGGGCGTCAGACCATCAGAACCCCGGAAATGATCGAGGAGATATGCGAACAGATCGCGGAGGGGCGATCGCTTGCCAGCGTCTGCCGCGACGAAAAAATGCCTGCGATGCGAACGGTTATGCGCTGGCTCGACGCCGATCCTGGGTTCGTTGAAAAGTACGACGAAGCGCGCAAAAAGCGCGGCGATCGCTTCGGCGAAAAGATTGGCGACATCACGCAGATGGTGCTGGATGGTGCGATTAAACCTGATCAAGCTAGGGTCGCGATCGACGGATTGAAGTGGGCGGCAGCTCGTATGGCTCCGAGTAAATACGGCGACAAACTTGAGACGACAGTCAACGTCGTTAGCACCAGCGAGCAGCATCTCAGCGCCGTCAGAGAGCTTGCTGACATGCGCCGGAAGCAGCGGGAGATCGAGGAAAGCACGATCGACATCACAGCGGATCAAGCGGACAACAGCGCGTGACACGCACCTGAGACAGCGGTACGCGCGCGAGATTAACCAGATTTCGTGTAATTGCCTGTTTTCCGCAGGTTTCCGGGCCTCGATCGAGCAAAACACATGCGACTGCCACATCGGTGATATGGCGGTCATGCCAATGATATCAACAAGTTAGGCTATGCAATGTACAAATTCTGTACAAGCTGGCCTGCGGAGCCTGCGCGCGCACTCTCTCTCGCCCGCAGCGCGGCTCCGCGCTCTTAGGGACCCCCCCTCGATCTGGGCGGCGGGGGGCGGGTGGAGTGATAGCACGTCCGCGCACCCCCCCTATGGGGTCATCACCAATTAACCTGCGCCAGCAAAAAATGGTGAAATTAACAAGCAACTAATATGCTTCCATATTCTCGACATACAGGGCTGTTGCCACCTAATTACCTTGACCGCTTCCAGCCGGTTCAAGCTGAGATATTGCCGCGCGAGACACGCTTCTCTGAGCGCGCTACCGATTGGATCGCCCGCCAACTCGGCGGCGATCGCAGCGCGTACAACCGCGCCCGCGACATAACCGGCCTTCTGGACTTTCTCCCCGGCTACGGGGACGCTGTAGCGGCTGACGAGGCGGGAGCCGCGTACCGCGCCGGAAACTTTGGCGAGGCGGGCCTGCTCGGCGGCGCTGCAATACTCGGCGTTGTACCAGGCGCAGGCGACGCCGCAGCGCAGGTCATCAGGAAAGGCGTCAGGGCCGCTAAAAATGCTCCGCGCGCTATTGTCGGCGCAGCAGATGCTGCGTTCCCGTCCACGCGCGAGGCTATTGCTGCGGAGCGAGAGGCGTCGTTCACCCCGCAAGAGACCGAAAAACTGCGCGAAATCAAGCGCGAAAATCCAAGTTTTGGCCGCGCTGCGATGTATATGCATCCTGTTGAGCTTCGGGCGGTGATGAACAATCCGCGCGCAATCAATGCCACTACGCGCCTTCTGGATGTGCTGCCGTCGGCTAAGAATGTCGCTGCAACGGCCAAATTCGGCGCGCCAAAACGTGGTTGGTACGCAGCGTCCGCAAACGCTGTACATGACGTTTTTGGGCCGGATGCCCCAAGATTTACAGCGCTTCTAGCGGCGACGTCGCCCCAGACAAGCGTAGAGAGCAACTTGCGCAACACGTTGTCGATATGGCGCAACTGGACTGCCGCTGGTCGCCCAACTGACGCTGCGTCAATCAAGAAGATCATGGGCGACAGCGTCCAAGGCTCCAGGGGTGAGGACAGCGTCCTCGACTCCTGGGTAAATAACTCGGTGCGCGCATTGTCTGCGCCAGACCCGGCCAAGGTTGTTTTGTCGGGTCCGAAAGTCGATAGCTTCTATCGCAACCTGACAAACGATGTTTTGCGCGTGACAAATGACGCGCACATGGCGAACTTCACAGGGCTAGACCAGGGTCTCTTCCGCGTCTCGCCGAGCGAAGCGCAGCTTGCTTCCGGCAACCCCGGCATGACCCCAGGCTATGCCGCGACGTCTGCTCGGATGCGCCAGGGCGGCGATATTGTCGGCATGAACCCAGCAGAGGTTCAAGAGACCACTTGGTCTGTTGCAATGCCAATGATCGAGCAGGCCAATTCTCTTGGCGTCGCGGTGCCTGACTTGGTGCAGCAGGGGCGTCTGACGCCTGATATTATGCGCGGCACGCCTGATTTTTCGACGCTGCTGAACACGGGAGAGAACAGGAACATTTTAGAGCAGGCTGGTTACGGCCAGCAGTTAGACAATCTTGTACCGTTTCAGTGGCCGACTAATCTGCCTGATCTCACGCTTGCCGAGCAGAATGAGGTGATGAAGACGGCGCGGCGCCTAGAAGCTCTGCGCGCATTACGCGGTCGAGAGAGTGCTGCTCGCTACTCACATCGAGGTGGTCCTGATCGCGGCGAAACGGGCTTCGTTTACATGCCCGCCGAGGGCGTTCCGGGGGCTGGTGTTGGTCACGCAGAGGGTTTGATAACTGCGCCGCTATCCGTTCGCGACGTGGCCACGCAGGAGACGGCATCGGCCTTTAAAGACCAGGCGGGTCACGACATCCTAATGCGTTCGGCTGGGTTTAACACAATACGGCAGCGCCCAACCCAGGGTGTTTTCCAGCCACCGGGTGGTGGTCCTATTGAAACGCAGCCAGGTTTCGCTTCTGGTGCGCAAGTGCGCGTTCGCGGCGTCAATAACCCGGCCATGAGTGATTATGAGCAGGAGAAGCTGCGCGCGATTGCGACGCTGCGCGGCGGCATGACAGCGCAGCACGGTAGCCCCTATTTTGGCCTGGTGCCGCGCGAAGGTGGTGAGAACCTGATTCAGCCTGGTGGCGCCCGCGTACCGCTGGAAAACATGAAGCAGTGGGCGGAGAAGTATGGTGCCAGCGATAAGGCCGCCGTCGATACAGGTGCTGGCGTTGGGCTGTTAAATTTCAGCGACGAGCCTATCGATGACGCGGTGAGGGCTGACGTTCAGTCGCTGCTGGGTACGCCGATTAAGAGAAAAGCAGACGTGGGCAAGCCTGTCGATGCGCGCAAGTTCACGACCGATGATTATATCGATCTGAGCGAAGAGTGGTTAAATCCGCCTGGGTCCGGCAAGGTCGCCCGTCGAATTATCGACAAGCTCGGCGATCTAAAAAAGGCAGACTTTAAGCGCATAGACAGCAAGCAACTGCGTCAAGCAGCTGCCGATCTACACAAGTTATACAGTCGTCAGAAAGCAAAGGGCATGGCCCTCAGACCAGACCTGATGAACATGCTTGAGATCATCCGAGACAAGGGTCTGGCTGGTCTGAGGGCTGCTGTCGACAATAAAGAGTTTTTACCAGCTATTGCCGCTGTCGGGTTGGCCCCGACAGTTTTCCAGCTATCCCAATCGGACCCTCGCGCGGAGCAAAGACCTCCCGCGCAAGTTGGTTCACTGCTTTAGGCGGCCGTCCCCAGCCGGTTAGCTCAAAGTGTCCCGAGACAACTTGCCCATCAGGCAACTCGACCTGCGCTGAGATGTAAAGGGGGCCGTGCGGTTCAGTAAACCGAACATCGGTAATGCGATTTTTAGAGCGAGCCATTGAGGTTCTCCTCTTTAGTGCTTTTGGCGGGATGCCACGGCGCACAAGCTGAAGATCAAATGCCGTTCGCGTATTTTAGCTTTTTATCAGCGTAAGCGAAACAAAAAATGACCGACAACGCCTTCGTCGAGTTCCTCGCGGAATACGCCGACGACCCCGTGAACTTCTGTATCGAGGTTCTCGATTTCGACCCGCTGCCCTGGCAGGCAGACGTGATGAAGCTGGTCGCGGCAGGTGAGCGTCGCATCAGCGTCCGCTCGGGCCACGGCGTCGGCAAGTCAACGGCAGCCGCCGCGCTCATGCTCTGGTTTCTCCTGACGAGATACCCGGTGAAGATCGTGGTCACGGCTCCGACGAGCGCGCAGCTTTTCGACGCCCTGTTTGCCGAAGTGAAACGCCGCATGAAGGACATGCCGGACGCGCTGCGCGAGCTGATCGACGCGACCAGCGATCGTGTGGTTTTGACGGCTAGCCCAACCGAGGCGTTTATCTCAGCAAGGACCTCAAGCAAGGAACGGCCCGAGAGTCTGGCCGGTGTCCATAGTGAGCATGTGCTTCTGGTCGCAGACGAGGCCAGCGGCATACCCGAGGAAGTGTTCGAGTCAGCCGCAGGCAGCATGAGTACAGAAAACGCCTGCACCCTGCTGCTGGGCAACCCGGTCAGGACGACCGGCTTTTTTTACAAGACGCAAACCCAGCTCACCGATAGCTGGAAGACGATGCGCGTGAGCTGCGAAGACAACCCGCTCGTCAGTGAAGATTTCATGCGCGACATGGCGCAGCGATATGGAGATGCAAGCAATGCGTATCGTGTCCGCGTTCTCGGAGAGTTTCCGACGATTGATGACGAGAGCTACATCAGTATGGGCCTCGTCGAAGAAGCGTTTGAGCGCGATGTCGAACCGTATTCGGGCAGCATGTCAGTCTGGGGTCTCGACGTTGCGCGGTTTGGTACGGACGCTTCTGCGCTGGTAAAGCGCAAGGGCAACGTCGTCTACGACATTAGAACGTGGCGCGGCCTGGATTTGATGGAATTGTGCGGCGCTGTAAACGCCGAGATCACTGCTGCTCGGTTCGACGAAAAGCCCGACCAGATACTTATTGACTCGATCGGCCTCGGCTCCGGCGTCGTCGATCGACTGCGCGAGCTGGGTTTACCAGCGCGCGGTGTGAATGTGAGCGAGAGCAGCGCAATGAAGCCCGAGGCGATGCGTTTGCGAGATGAACTATGGATGCTGTGCCGTGAGTGGCTCGAAGATCGCGACTGCAAACTTCCGAAGGACGATAAACTCAAGAGCGAACTGACCACGCCACGGTACGGCTTTACATCGAGTGGCAAGGTCAAAATCGAAAGCAAGGACGAAATGCGCAAGCGCGGGCAGGGAAGCCCCGACATCGCTGACGCCCTCTGCCTTACTTTCGCCGCATCCAGCGGTAGCCCGTCTCAGATGCAGGCGTGGCAGTGGACTCGCCCGGTCGAAGTCGACACGGGCTGGGTTGTCTAGATTCACGGAGACTGCTCAGATAGGCCGCGGGCTGCGATTAAAATCTAACGGAGTGTGCAGTTAAAAATAACAGGCACGGGATTTCGCGGATTGTGTGTACGCTCCTCGAATTTGTACGTGCTTTCGAGGCCGAGTGTCTGGTTTTGCAAGACCAGCATGGCGGCTCGGCCCTCGGAAAGGTCCAGAGTTTCGTGGTCACCGTACCACTCGTTCCCCGGTGCGGTTTTTCCGTTTTTCTCGAAGGTCTCAACGATGATTGGCGGTATAGAACGCTGCAACTGCCAATCCTCGTCTGCTCTGCGAAAATAGACGTTCCAGACCATTTGCTTCTCGGTTGAGGTGTTAGCCATAGGTAGCTCCTTTCATGTGAGCGGCCCACGGCCTGTCCGAGCAGTCTCTCGTATTCACGATGTTCAACAGCAAGTCGAGAACGCCTCGACATTGCTATTTTACCATGCGCGTTTTTGAGAATTACTGAAAACAGGGGTTTTCGACTGTTTTCAAAAAATAAGTGTTTGGTTTCGTTTTACAAAAAAAATGAAAAAAACGCTTTTTTGAGATTCGAGCGTTTTTGATTGGAGGCCCGATGGCGCGTCCTGCAATCGGCGCTAACACCTATCGCGCGAAGAAACGCATCAAGCGCCCCGGCCGCCACAAGAAGCGCGTGAAGCGCAAGGCACCCGCCTTTACATCGAGGTTCGCATGATCGAGGGAAAAATTCGGAGGGCGGCGCGCAGGCGCGGCCTGACCGGCGAGAAATTTGATGCGTATGTCTCAGATACATACGCCGCTATTGGCAAGCTCCAACCGAAAGGATCGTCAGATGAAGGGTTACGGAAAAGGGAAAAAGGGCAAGGGCGGAAAGCGCGTAGCCAGCGAGAAGACGGGTAAGTACAGCAAGCCCTGCTGATCTAACGGAAAGCTAGCGTCATGGACGACATCGAATTTCAATCAATCGTAGTGAGCGAAGTGCAGAACGCATTGGGCTTCTACGACACCGAGTATGCGCGCGACCGCATTCGGCTGCATGACTATTACATGGCCGAGCCGCTCGGCAACGAGCAGGAAGGCCGCTCTCAGGTCGTCAGCACCGAAGTCGCCGACACGATCGAGATGATGATGCCGTCGTTAATGCGTATTTTTTCGTCGACCGACCGCACCGTCGAGTTCGTGCCGCGCGGACCCGAAGATGTCGAGGCAGCAGCCCAGGCGACTGACTACTGCAACTTCATCTTCACCAGTGATAACGACGGCTTCCTGACCCTGCACAACTGGTTCAAGGACGGCCTGCTCCAGAAGCTGGGCGTCGTCAAAACGTGGTGGGAAGAAGAATCCCACGTGGACGAAGAACTTTATGAGGGTCTGTCTGATGTCGAGCTGTCTGCCATTTTGGCCGACCCAGATGTCGAGATCATCGAGCGCGACGAAATCCCGTTTGGCCCGGAGCCGGAAGATGGCGAGGAAGACCTGCGCCCGCTCGTCTATGACGTCCGCGTGCGCCGCACCGAGACAAGCGGCAGAGTGGTGGTCGAGAACGTGCCGCCCGAGGAGTTCCTGTTCGCCAAGCGCACCAAGAACCTCAAGGACGCGGCGTTTGTAGCGCACCGCACCGTCGCCAGCGTCAGCGATCTGATCGCGCGCGGCTACGATGAAGACGACGTCGTCAAGCATGCGGGCTACAATGAACTTGAGCAAATTGAGGAGCGGCAGTCGCGCTTCGACGATCTGGAGTCGAACGCCGAGTTCGATCGCGCCGACCCGGCAATGCAGAACGTCTTGGTCACTGAGGTGTATATCAGAGCTGACTATGACGACGACGGCATTGCCGAGCTGCGCCGCGTGGTGTGCCTGGGCGACGGCTACGAGATCGTCGAGAACGAGCTGTTTGACCACATTCCCTTCGCCACACTGTCGCCCATTATGATGCCGCATCGCCTTGTCGGTCGGTCGATTGCCGAGCTGGTCGAAGACCTCCAGGTCATCAAGTCGACCCTGATGCGGCAGTATCTCGACAATCTGTATGCCGCGAACAACAGCCGCGTCGTCGCAGTCGAAGGACAGGTCAATCTCGACGACCTGCTGACCAACCGCCCCGGCGGTGTGGTACGCGCCCGCGCTCCCGGCATGGTGCAGCCGCTGGCCCCA